TTTTACTTTACCAATGGAGGCAAAAAAGTTCAAAGTAGTTGGCTTCCACATAAACATCATTATAATGTAATTGTAAAAATGATTTATGGAGATACTAAGTGGAAAATATCTGATGATATTATTGAATATTCGGGAGGAGATACTATTTTGATTCCTTCCGAAACATATCATTCTGTGGTAGAATGCCCAAACAAGAGACTTTCTCTTACTATTAATCTTTTCTGATTTTTTTTATTATGAGTCGTGATGAATTTCTGTGGGTTGAAAAATATCGCCCACGCAAAATTGAAGATTGCATTCTCCCAGATGCAAACAAAAAGACATTTTTGGAGTTTCTAAATAACAAAGAAATTCCAAACCTTATGCTTGCTGGCCCTGCAGGTTGTGGAAAAACTACAGTTGCGAAAGCTTTGTGTGAAGAATTGGGTGTTGATTATTATGTCATCAATGGATCTGACGAAGGACGATTTTTGGACACGGTACGGAACCAGGCAAAGAACTTTGCTTCGACCGTTTCACTTTCTGCGGGTGATGCAAAACACAAAGTCATCATCATTGATGAGGCTGACAACACAACCCACGATGTTCAACTCCTTCTACGGGCTAATATTGAGGCGTTTTATAACAACTGTAGATTCATTTTCACCTGCAACTATAAAAACAAAATCATCGAACCTCTCCACTCCCGTTGTGCAGTCGTTGAGTTCAACATCAAAGGAAAAGAAAAAGCCCAGTTGGCAGGATCCTTCTTCAAGCGTATACAGAACATCCTGGATGCGGAAGGTGTACAATACGATCCTAAAGTCCTTGCAGAACTCATCAACAAACACTTCCCAGACTGGAGAAGAGTCCTAAATGAGTGTCAACGATACTCTGCGGGTGGAAAGATTGATTCTGCAATTCTTGCTGAATTTTCGGATGTAAATATCAATGAACTTGTTAAGAATCTCAAAACTAAAAACTTTACTGAAGTCCGAAAGTGGGTGGTCGGGAACTTGGACAACGATGCTAGTAGTCTACTTCGCAGGGTTTATGACGCCGCTTTTGACCATCTTTCACCCTCATCTATTCCTGCTGCCGTTCTTATTATTGCTAAGTATCAATACCAATGTGCGTTTGTGGCTGATCAAGAAGTGAATATTCTTGCAGCGTTAACTGAAATTATGGTGGAGTGTGAATTCAAATGATTAATGTAAAACTATTTCGTATTGCAACTGGTGAAGAAGTCGTCGCAGAACTTGTTTCTGAAGATGATAACTTTGTAACCGTAAAAAATGGACTTGTAGTTCTTCCGACACCAAATGGTACAGTTGGATTTGCTCCTTGGGCTTCTGTAATTAATAAGTCACTTCCAGAACTTATTATCGCAAAAAATCATATTGTTTATATTGCAGAAGTTGATGAACAAGTTAAAAACAAGTATAATGAAATCTATGGGAGTAAACTTGTAACTCCTGGTGAAAAGAAACTGATTCTCTGATATGCAATTAGAACTTGATGATGCGATTTACGCAGCGGATAAATTTATTGATTACTTCTCCAACATGGGAAGAATTGATGAGTACCTGCGTAATGTGAAACTTGACCGAATGAGTCAAATACCTTCATCTATTTTGGGTCTTGGGCCCGAAGATGATATGTTTGATTCATTTGACATGCACCCACAGGATATGAACTTCAAAGTTTATCCTGCAGGGGAGAAAGGCGGATTTACAAACGAATATTTTAACGAGAGACTTCAGATTACTACTTCTCATGCAATTGAAGATAGTATTCCTGGCAAGTCTCTGAAGTGGATTGTGCAAGAAACTAATACTCAAAAGATTGTTGGTTTTTGTCGTTTCGGTTCTCCTACGATCAACTCTAAACCTCGCAATGATTGGCTTGGGCAAACTCCAGAGTTGTCTAGGTTCAATCGTCATGCAATTATGGGATTCATTATTGTTCCCACACAACCTTTTGGATTCAATTATCTTGGAGGTAAACTCCTTGCACTTCTTTGTTGTTCTCATACTGCTCGTGAGACATTAAATAAGAAGTATGGTGCAGATATTTGTTCCTTTGAGACTACCTCTCTTTATGGTTCCACCAAAGCCTCATCTCAGTATGATGGTTTGAAACCTTACATGAGATATAAGGGATTAACTCAAAGTGATTTTACTCCTCTGCTCCATGATGAAATTTTCCAGGAGTTGAACAAATGGTTTATTCAGAGGAACAACGATCAGAGTCTGGTGAAGGAGGACGCATCCAGTCGGAAACTCAAGACTCAACAAAAGATGATCTCAATCATCAAGAAAAGCTTACCTTCTCAAAAGGTTGTGGAGTTCCAGACTGCGATTGCAAATGCAAAAAATCTGACTGAACAGAAGAGATTTTATATTTCTGATTATGGTTTTGAGAATGCTCGTGAAGTCATTCTCGGACAAGATGAGGTTTTGCGTCCTGGTCAAAACTATGACAAGTTTCATTTTGACCATCTAGTGAACTGGTGGAAGAAGAAAGCTTCCAATCGTTATGAAAATCTAAAGTCTGAAGGTCGTCTTCGTACTGAACTAGAGACCTGGAATAAGAACCCTGAATCTATTGATATTATTCGATGAGTTACGAACTAAAAGACTATCTAAACTCCATCAACTTTACGAAAGACTATTTGATGGATGACTCAGACCCCCAGTGGGAAAAGAAGTATCCCGCATTTGTTGTCAACAAATGTATGTCAGGTCACATTGATACGATCATGTTTGCAAATGAGATGAACATGAATCATGGACTGCCTACCAAACTTCAATATGATTTTTTACTAAATAGTGTCAGGAAACGGAAAAGATTTTCTCCGTGGCTTAAAAAAGAGAAGATTCAAGACCTTGATGCAGTCAAATCGTACTATGGTTATAGTAATGAAAAGGCCCAACAAGCACTGAAAATTCTAACAAAAGACCAAATTAATTATATTAAATCAAAACTTGATGTTGGAGGCAAAAAATGAGTACCTTTGTTGAACCAGAAGTCAATTGGTCACAAGACCAAATGGTGGAAGTGGTTCTGAATGAACCAGACGATTTCCTAAAAGTCCGTGAGACACTCACTCGTATTGGTGTGGCCTCCCGCAAGGAAAAGAAAATCTACCAGTCTTGTCACATCCTGCACAAACAGGGTCGTTACTACATCGTTCACTTTAAAGAGTTGTTTGCCCTTGACGGCAAACATGCAAATCTTACTGTGAATGATGTTCAAAGACGCAATAGAATTATTAATCTAATTTCGGATTGGGGTTTGGTTACGATTGTAAAACCAGATTCTATTACCGATGTAGCTCCTTTGAATCAGATCAAAGTCCTCTCCTATAAGGACAAGGGTGATTGGATTCTTGAGAGTAAGTACAATATCGGTAAGAAAAAAAGAGTAGAAACCGAATGATTTTGTAGGGAGTTCAACACTCCCTTTTTTTATGATTTTCAATATATAATAACGATGGGGTTGGTCAACTGACTGCCCATACGCTAAAGCGGAGTCCTCGGATCCGTAATTCAACCTAACAGACGCTTAAGGAGGTCTATCATGTTACTCGCTAAGTATAACACGGCTAACATTGACAAATTTCTAAATGATATTGAAAAGTATAGTATTGGTATGGATGAATGGTTTCACCGTTTGGGAACGGTTCATGAAACATCAACAAACTATCCACCATACAACTTGATTAAGGAGAGTGAAACGGAGTTCCGTTTAGAGATCGCTCTTGCAGGATACAAAAAAGAAGATATTGAAGTTTACACCGAATGGAATAAACTCTTCGTTGAAGCGAAGAAGGCGGAAACTTCTGAACTAGGGGAATATCTTCACAACGGTCTTGCAAAGAGGGCCTTTACGAGAACCTGGACACTTTCTGACGATGTTAAAGTTTCTGATGTCAAGTTTGAAGATGGTCTACTCCATGTCAAACTAAATAGGATTATTCCTGAACATCAGAAACGAAAGGTGTATGAAATCCTTTAAGCAGTTCTTAGAACAAGTCGGAAACATTAAACAGATTTCTTACCCTGCTGCCGTTAGACATAAAATCTACAATCCTTTGACTGGTAAATCAAAAGTAGTCCCTGCAGGTAAAGCTATGCCTAAGAATCCAGGCGGGGGTGGGAGTGGAAGTTCCGCAGATGGAGACGGCGCATAAATATTCATTGAATATCGTCGGCGCTTGGGGTTCGACTGGCAAAATCCAGTTGACACCCCCCTTTTTTTGTGGTATCGTAATAGGAGGTATGGAGTAGTTATGGCTGTTAAATTAGCCCTTTTAAAATCGGGTGAACAAGTAATTGCAGATATTATGGAGTTGGTTGATGAAAATGACAAAGTAGTATCACTAGTATTTTCAAATCCATATATTGCACGACTATTAACTCCCGAATTGTTAATGGAAAATAGTGTTCAATCAAATGATGAGATTGAACATAAAGTTGCATTTTCCCCTTGGATTGTTTTATCTGCAGATAAAAAAGTTGCAGTAGATCCCAAATGGGTTGTTACTATT